TGTACCTCCTACACCATGGTTTGTCGCAGTGGCGTCACCAGCCACGCTGGAGTCAAAGTACAGGCCGCCGGATGCGCCCTGGTCAATCAGAGCACCAGCTGTGGAAATACCCTTCCAGAGTGTACTGGTCGCACTCTCATCGACGCCAGCGGCGGAGTTGTTGTTGGGGATCACCTGGATCTGGCCGTTCTCCAGGCGCAGGCCGGATACCCACTCCCACACATTGCCGCACAGGTCAAAAATGCCATCCGGGCTGTTGTCATGCGCCCAGGAAACGGGGCCGCTGCCGGTGGCCACTCTGCCATCGGTAAGGGGATCTCCGTATCTGTAAGTAACTACGCCATGCTCGTGGGTGTAGGTGTGGTGCTTGCCGAAGCTGGTATTGCCACGGGGCAGGAAGCCATTCTTCTGGCACCACAGGGAAATTGCCGCCCACTCCGCATTGGACATCAGGTGCCAGCCCTTGCCTTTATTCTCGCAGAAGGTCTTGGCTTGGTCGAAGTTGACATAGGTGTGAGGGTCTTGGCCCGGCAGGCTGTAGGCCCGGTCACCCTCCACGATGTTCTGATACTTGCTGATGAAGATCTCCGGCACCTCTACGCCATCCACGATGAAGGCGGGGTGGACAGCATCCGAACCACCCGTGATCACATCGGAGATTTTGAACTTGGGGATGCGTACCATGAACGAGGGCAGGCCCATGTCATCATACAGTACGGTGTTGCTGGGATGGAAACCCTCCACAGCCAGCCTCATAGCGTCAAAATTGCTGCTCATCTCTTACTCCTCCAAATCCCAAAGTGTGATGGTTACCAGCTGGGGGTCAAAGGGCAGGGCCACCTTCTCCATGAGCGGCTCCCCGTTCTCCCCCTGGCCGTTGTCGATGTACTCATAACGCCGGGCGGGGATGTCTACCTGCGCCACATACTTCCGGGCCAGGCCCATGCACAGATCTCCGTATTCATCCTCGCAAATATCAATCTGGTGAGGGAAGTCTTTCTCCCGCTTCGCCAGGTTGATCATCAACTCTCCGTCATTGAAGGAGAGGGTGTTCCCCATCAGTTCATACTGAACGGTGGGGCCGTCACCAAGTCTAATTTCGGTCATGACACCTTACCTCCTGTTACGCAATATTTCAGAATCGCGCTCCTCGCAGAGCCTGTAAAACGGATTTTAAAGCCGTTTAATTGCCGGTCATAAGCCTCGGCGTATTCCACCAGACCACCGCTGGCAGATACCACCTCCACCGTCACGCTGTACTCTGTGGTGGAGCGCAGCGTGGTCAGCGGGATCGTCTTGATCGCGTTGGTGAAAGGATATTCCTTGGTGTTGGTCAGGGTGATCTCGCCATATTCGCCGGACAAATCATCCAGCTTCTGCCGGTGCTGCAGCACCAGTGTCCACAACCATTGTGCAAACACATTGGAAGCCAAAATGCCAGTTTCCATATTGTTATAGTTCGTGGCATTTCGGGGAGTACCCTGCTGGATGATCTCACCCTCGGCCCGTTCCAATGTCACGGTTCCATCGGAGTTTTTGATGAGATTCCTTCGCCCAGGGAACTGTGTAACGTGGTCAAGCCAATGCGTGATGTTATATACCAGTCCCACTTATTATCCCTCCTCAAATTTGAATGTTACTTCGTAGAGGCACCCCTCTTGGTTGGCATCTACCTGAATTGCTTCCGGCTGCGAGAGGAACACCTCCTCGCTGGTATCCAGCAGCTGAACTTCCGATACCACAAAAGACTTGGACGCAGGCTGCGAGAATACCAGCCACACCTTTAATGTACCAGGCTGGCCATCCGGGAATTCAAAACGATCCACGCCCACACTGTAGTAGGTGCCTCCAACTTTATATCGCGCATAAGATATTTCTCGCTTGGTGTAGCAGGCATATCCTTTCAGCGCCTTTTCAGATAAGACAGGCATACTTACACTCCTTCCTCACCGCAGAAATCTGTTCCGCAGAAATCATACTGATATGGATAACTTTTTACATCCACGCTCGGCTCTCGCTCAAGGCGCTGCGTTCCCTGCATATTTCTCCAGGGAACCTCACCTGTATATCCGTAGGCCCCGTAGGAAATTCTATGCCCGGCTGCCTCAACTGCGATGGAAATATCGGCAGGGACAGTGACTCCAACTATATTGCGCCAGGGCAATTCTCCAGCATATCCCCGACCGCACAGGTCATACGGAATTTTCCATGCGGCGGACATAACTCCAACCCGAATGGTTACCGGCAATTCAAAGACAATGAGATACTTGAGGTGCGCTGGGATCAAAACATCAACCCCATCCACAATTTCCTTCCAGCTTGTATAGAGTCCTTCTTTCCTGGAAACGACAATATGGATAGTCAGCTTGTCAGAAAACTCATCTACCCGGCATGGATTATTCGCAAACAAAGAGGATATTTCCTCCAGGCGGGCTTTTGTAAGAGGGGTGTTGTTATTGATACTGCCCTGCCGGTTAAGTTCTTCCAGAAGTGCCTCCAGCCTTTCAATCATAAGCCGTTCTGCCTGAAGAAGATCTTTCATTTGTGCCATTGTTCGCACCCTTTTGGGGAGCATAAACTCATCGTTAAGAGGCACTCAGTTCCACCTCCTCCAAGGCAAAGAACTCATCAAATTCCCCGGAGATTGTCTCATGACCATTGTTAATCGTGAAATCCGATACGTCGGAAATTCCCGGCACATCGAACAAAATATCTCCGACCTTATGATAGCTGAGATTTGGGGCTTTCTTGCTGAAGGAAATCTCCAGGAGGTGCGAAGCGAGTTTCTGCCGGAATACCTCGGTTACCTCATCGATTGTATACCCAACCTTGAGAACCACAGTTCCCATTACGGTGACCGAAATGGACGTAGCTGCCACAATCATCGGCTTGGCTCCAACCGGGCGCTGTTCCTCAATATAGGCGGCTACCGCATCCAGCAGCTCCTGGTCAGGCGTACTGGCCTGATCTGTTACAATGGCCACATAGACCTCCCCGCTGCCATCTCTTACAGCATACGCCCTGGCGTTCCCTACCCCTGGCACCTTCTTGGCCCAATAGACGTAGTGATTCTCGTTTCCGCTGGTGATCAGCTCCTCCTTGTTCTCCGCGATTTTTGCTTTCAGAGGCACAATCGTCTGATAATAAAGGCGGGCCACTTCCTCGGAAACGGCCTGCAGGTTATCCATGCAAAAGCCGCCTTCCAGCTTGTTCGTGGGGTTCTTCAGATCATCGCGCATTCGCTGGCATACACTTACGGCATCAAATTCCATACAAATTCACCCCCTCAGATTGCCAGGTAAAGTGTTCTTGGCCATAGACGGTCTCACAGTCGAATTCCACCGTTGTCCCGCTGAGAGTTCGTGTGAATTGGAAGTTGCTCAATTCCACAATGTACGGGTTTACCATGATGGCTTCGGTGATGAAGCGCTTCAGTTCTGAATGCGCTATCTCATCACTCAGCGAGAGGCCCGGCAGCGTGTCGATCTCGCTGCCAAAGGCGGCATCGTAGGCCGTGTATCGAAACCGCTCTGTTGCCAGGGCTTTGAAAATCCAAATGCGGAGGGCTTCGTTGCCCTCCACCAAGTAGGTGTTCCCATCGCGGAGCAGCAGGCAGTTGTTTTCATAGTCATACGCATATTCCCGGAACATCGGGAGCGCCGTGGTGCTGTCCTCGGTGCTGGAGGACGGCGTGATAAAAGGAAACACGCTCACGCTTTCTTCACCACCTTTTCAATCACATAGAAAGATGTCCCCTGCAGGAGAACCACCAGCTGATCTCCCGGCATCAGCGTGAAGGCGTTGTGGAACTCCTTCAGGAATGTACTCCAGGAGGCGGGCATTGGAATATCGGAAAGGCGCTGGTCAACCTGGGTGATGGCATAAGCCGGATTGACATAGAGGTTCTTGGTCACGATCCTGTCATGGAGTTTGATAGAGAACGGCTCCACCGTTACAACTTCAGCCAGCATGATCCCCTGGCCCTTTCCGGCCTGTCCGGCCTTCTTCAGTATTTCTTCGGCCAGTTCTGCGGCCCATCGGTCACCCATACGCATCCTCCTTCCTTTAGGCCGTGGTGATTTCTTTTTCGTCCATCAGATTGCTGAAGGCCAATGTCAGCTGCATCTCGCTTTTGCCATTCGTGAATGTGTGGGTGTCGCTCTCAATGTAGAACTTCCCATAGAGGCCGCTGACCTTGTCGTACACAATGATAGCATATCCGCTCACGGCCCGGCTGTCAGCGGGGACGCTGTTGACAGCGCCAGACTGCTCCAGGCCCTGCAGCATCCGTAGCGGCATCTTTCCCATCCTCTTGGGTGTAGATGCGCTGCATAGTTCCGAATTGATTGCGGGCCGCTGCGTCCTCCACCGTGGACACGGTATTCCCGTTTTTGTCGGTGATCTTCACCCGGTTTACCATGTTCTGCGCCGATGCCTTATAGCTGGCATCCTCCAGGTTGTAGTCGCCGCTCAAAATGACGCCGCAAAGCTGCCCCTTTTCGATCACATGAACCTCTGAGATATTCTTGATCAGGGGGATATATTTCTTCCCGGTGGTTTTGGAAGCCTGGGTGTATGCCATCATAATGGCTTCATATCCAGGCTTCCCCAGGGCTGGAAAATAGATCTGGACGCCGGTGGCCGCAGCTGCGCCCAATGTGATGCCCAAGTCCTCGCACACCAGCGCAGCACAGCCCTCTGCCGTGGTGTCAATGATCCGGCTGATCTCGTTTTGCTGGACATAGAACATGAAGTCGAAGGCGGTGTAGGTAAAAGTGTTTGATTTGGAGGATTTATCCACATCGAGGATCTTCCCTCCAAAGAGCGCCACGCCATCTTCTTCCAGTAAAACCAAGTCACCTTCTGAAACGGTCACCTTTGGCAAAAAGCGGTCAGAGGCCCGCTGGGCGATGGTGAACACCAGCTTCCGGGCCACCTGCTTGGTATCGCCCGACCAGGTGATCTTCTCCACCACCTGGCTGAAGTCCTTATTCTCAATTTTCAGCCTGATCATGGGATCACCAACTTCTGCCCCACATAGATCAGATTGGGGTCTTTGAGAATATCGGTGTTTGCCTGGAAGATCTTCTGATACTGTGCGCCGTTGCCATAATACTTCTTGGCAAGGCCCCACAGCGTTTCTCCGCTCTTGACCAGGTGCGTCCGGGCGTTGGCGGTACCGCTGCCGCCGCCCATATCGCTGCTGTTGGGCCTATCCTTCAGACCGTTGGCCAGCTTGGCGGTGGCCGTTGTTTGCACCACCGGGATATTCAGGAAACGGTATTCCGTCAGGGTCAGGGAGAAATATACATCCTCATCGCCCTCTCGGTGGCGGGTGGAAAGGCTGTCAATGCCCATGGCCAGATTGAAGTCACAATCGCTGATGATCACCCGAATGGGCTGGCCGCTGTCCTTCCACTTCCGCAGCATAGCGATGTATTCCATCGGCTCCATAGAAGCCAGCCGGGCAAAAGGGGACTTGGAAGATGGAAAAAAACTGGAGAGGGTTCCTGATACAAGCCCTCGGTTCCCGATCAGGAGCGCCTCTCCAATATTTAGCAGGGTGATGCGCTGGTTGTTTTGTGCTTCCGTGAATTCAAACTCCGAGGGATTGATAGGAAGCGTGAACGCTTCCTGGTGGTTGTTGTAGCTGAGTTCAATGATGCGCTGCTTCAAAAGCGTTCACTCCTTCCTACGCAGGCTGCGGCATATTCTTCAGGGCCTGGATCACCTTCTTGGCCACCGCCTCACCGATGGCGTCAATGTCACCGTCCTCTCGGACGATGATGGTATCAGCCAGCTTGGCAATAGTCAGGGTGATGCTCCAGCCGTTCTCGCTGTGCCTGGCTCTGGTGCGGGGGGGCTGCCCGTTTTGCACGGGGGATGGGAGGGGCTGCTCCTGCTGACGCCGGATCACCGGGAATGCGATTACATTCCCCTCGATATTGGCCAGCCGGTTGTCAATGCGCTCCAGCACGGCCACAGCCCCGCCCCCGGCATTGATGACCTGCTGCGTGGTGTTCTGCTGGTAACTCTGGAAAACCGCCTGTCCGGGCCGCTGGGAGGCCACAGACACGCTTTCCTTGTTGGGAAGTATCCTTGTACCCCTGGGCAGATCAATCAACTCTGGGCCTTTCTCTCCCACCCAGGTGACGCCGCCGCGCCAGTTGTTGGTACCTTCGGCATTGGTGCCGACGCTGCCGCCGCTACTCCCACCGCCGCCACCGAACAGGCCGGTGACTTTATCCTTGATCCAGCTGAGGCCGTTGGCCACGCCTTCAACAATCGGCTGTATCTTCTCCCACACGCTGGAAACAACGCTTACAATGCCGTTAAACACCGTTTTAGTGACGCTGAAAAGCAGTTTAAACACGGTGATGGCAACATCCAGAATGGGGGAAATGATAGACCAGGCCGAGGACAGCACAGAGGAAATGACAGGGGCCGCCGTGCCAATGATCTCCTGTATCCAGCCCATCTGGCTCCCCACAAAGGAGAGGACAGAGCCGACCTTTTCACCGATCCCGTCAAAGATGGTCTTAAACACAGGGGCCAGCGCGGACACAACGGTACCGATGCCGGTGACAAGCCCGGAAATGATTGGGGCCGCTGCGGCGATGATATTGCTGATGTTGGTGATTACGGTCTGCAGCACGGGGAGAACTGCGGGAATGACCGTCTGCACCGTGGAAATAATGCTGGTGATGACCGGCATGGCCGCCGTGGCCACCTTCTGCACCGCCGCCATGACCGCGCCGCCGAATGCGGTCAGCTGGGGCATGAGCGGGGCAAAACCTGAAACAATGGAGTCCAGCACCGGCTTGACGGTATCCATGGCAGCGGACATTTTGGGAATAAGCGCCGACACCACTTTTATGCCCTTGCCGATATTGCTGGCCAGCCCGGAGGCGAACTTCTCAATTGCCGGGCCTGCGTTGTCGATCATTGTGATCACATCGGTCAGCACCGGCTTCAGCTTATCAACTACCTTCAAACCGAAATCGGCCACATTGCTCTTCAGCTTGCCCTTGATGGTAGACCATAGGCCGGAGCCGGTAGTGGCCAGTTTTGAAGCGGCCCCGCCGAAGAAGTCCTGCAGATCGGCCTGGACGCCTTCAAAGCCCTTGGCCTCGAACTCCTCTGCGCTGACCTTAAAGCCGAAGGATTTTAGGCGCTCCATCTCGCCCATCTTGGCATCGGCAAGCGCCTCGATGGCATCGGCCACCGTTGCGGTGCCGCCGCTGGCAGCGGCCATATCCTCGGCCAACTTGACCATATCCATGGCAGACGCTGTATCGCCGCCAGTAATGGCCACGGCTCTGGAACCGGCCTGAATGACCTCGCTGGTTTCAAACGGGGTGGCGTTGGCATTCTCCCGCAGCTGCTTTACATAGCTGTCGGTGGCCGCCTGTACCTCCTGCGCGGTCATGTCCTTGTTGGTGGCCTGAATGAAGTGGGACATGGCGGTTTGCTGCTGCTCCAGCTGCATACCGCTTGACACCGATGCCCCCAGCGCCGCCGTGGCCACCGTGGCCGCCACCGTCACCGGGATCACCGTTTTCTTGGCCAGACTTTTCAGCTTGCTGTGGATCTTCGATATACCCGCCGCTGTGGCGTCTTTAATCTTGATCAGCGGCGTGGCCACCGCCTTGCCCACATTCTTGACCTTTGTGGCCACGGATTTGATCTTTGACGATGCCAAATCCTTGACGGCCACCACCGTGGCGATTTTCTTCTGCAGCGGCGTCAGGTTTTTCTTCAGCTTCTGCAGCGTCTTATGCGCGGCGGTGGCCTCAATCCGGGCCTGATACTTCTTATCCCAGGTGGCCTTCAGCACACTCTTGGTCTTTTCGACATCACGCCGGAATGCTGACTGCTCTTTTCGGATGCCCTGGAGAACAGCAGTCGCGTTGTCCTTCAGGGCAATGGTGCCTTTTACAACGCCCATGACTATCCACCTCCAAAGTCAAACATCTTGGCGCGTTCCTCCATTGCCACTACCATCGAGGCGTGATACCAAAGCCTCTGCAGCTGGTCAAGGCCAAGGAACTCCTCGATCTTCCAGCCCTTCTGGATGTAGTAATGGAGCAGGTATGCCTCACCATCCTGGGAAATTAGTTTTTTAAGGCATCAACCACCGTGACCTTCTTATCACCGATGACGCCGGACAGGCGCATGATGGCCATGGCCACCTCGGTGATCTCATAAGGCTCCAGGATGTCCACGACATCCAGGGCCTCCTTCAGCTGTCGCTGATCGGCGGGGAGGTCAGCCTCCTTGGCCATGATCTCCTTGGCTACCGCATGAAGATCGGGGTCAACCACGGCCAGGTAGATGCAGTACTTATCCGCACGGTTGGAGCCAGGCTCCTCTTCCATGGTCTGACACTCGACGATCTCGGCACGGGTCAGGCTGCGGATCGTGATAGTCTCATCCAGGCTGGGGATATGCAGCTGCTGCTTCTTCGGCACCTGCTTATCCTGCAGGCGCTGCATGGCTCTGTTGGTAAAGTCGGCCAAAGTCCTCTTGGTGTCCTGTTTCATAGCTGCTCCTCCTTACGATGCGATACGATCCAGGTTGACCATATCGCTGGGGGTAAAGCCCCCGGTGAATTCCTGCTCGATGATAGCGCCCATCTCATAACCGACAATGGGCAGATCATTGAACCAGCAGTTATCGGTACTGTATCGCTCCTGCTGGCCATTCACCGCATCCGGGTCTGCCAGCTTGGCAATGATCTGCACTCTGGTATCCAGGCCCTTCTTCATGTCCTCCACGATGTCCCAGAAGCGGGTGTAGACCTTCTTGACGGTCAGGGTGAATTCCCCCTTCAGGCCGGTCATCTTACTGTCAACATCCAGGCCCATCTGGACATCCTCGCGGTTGGCGGTGATCTTCTGCTCGATTTTGGAGAGTTCCCAAATCTTCTCGCCATTCACCCAAACCTCGCCCCAGGAGCCGGTCAGGGTCTTATTGCCCTTGATTTTCGCCATGGATCACACCTCCTCACATATTGCACACCAGCTTCAGATCTTCCATCGCGTCCACGAACTTGACATTGGAAGTGATGAAAACCTTGCTGCCGGTGTTGTACTTGGCCACCGCCGTATCGTCCATGGCGCTGGTGTCGATGCCCTTACTCTCGATATAGAGGCGCTGCTCCTCGACATCAATGGCGGCGGTGTTGTCGTTGCTCTGATCCAGCACATCGGGCTGCAGGGACTTCTGATAGGCCCGGACGGCGGCCACGAACATCTGCTTGGCGTCGTAGTCGTTCCGCACCTTGCCGACATAGGACTCCTCAAAGGTGTCCCGAATATCGTCCTGGTACAGATCAACGCCCTCCATGATCTTGATCTTGGAGAAGTCCTCGCCCTTGTCGGTGGTGAAGGTGACCAGGCTGTTGACGCCACGCCCGATCTTGTACTTCTCGCCATCGAACACCAGGATCAACTCTCCGGCGTCGATGCGCTCATCGGGATCATCCGGCACATCTGCAGAGGAGATGTCATTCAGCACATAGAAGGTGGAACTGCGGGTCAGGGACAGGCCAGCCAGGATGCCGGTGATCCGGGCGCAGTACTCCGCATTCGTGAACTTCGTGCTGGAGAGGGTGCTGGTGATGTTGTCGGTGGTAAAGTTGATGATGCCCTCATGGTCAGCGGCGTTGGTGGGCAGCACAGCCTTGAAGGTCTTATGATCCTGGTCGCGGGCCTCTTTGATGAAAGAGGCGATAGTGGGAACTCCTTCCTTGGCAATGCCGGGAATGGTGAGATAGTTCCACTTCATGTTCTTAAGCACCTTCAGCGCCGCCGTGTAGTCCGTCTCGCCGGTACCCATGCGATACACGATCACACGATAGGGGACGCCTTCATAGATCAGCTTCAGGTACTCATAGTTGCGCTCGTTCCACTTGGTGAAGTCCACATCCGTGATGGAGTTGTAGACGGTGAGCAGTTCGCCGCCCTCGGTGTCATCGTGAAGGATAACTGCCACGATGCCGCGCTCACTCCGCTGGATCGCGGTCAGGCCCTTGGTCTTGAACACAATCAGGATTTCGGGAAGGCCCATATTATCACTACCTTTCTGTTAGTTTGGTTTGGTGCTGATTTCCAGGGTTTCCATGAAGGGCGGGGCCTCCGGCTCCTCCCAGCTATCCCGGAATTCAAGCGTAAAGATGCCATGCAGCACCTTGTCCACCACTTTCATTTCCAGTTCGTGGACAGTAATGGCCCGGTCTCCAAAGCGGAACACGGGCCGGATCAGCGCGTCGACCACCGGCATCATGGCCAGATAATCGGCGTTTTTTTCGGTGGCGGTGTGAATAGCTGCGTCGACCAGCACCCGCCGATCCGTATGGAAGGGAGAAGCGGTGCTGTTACCTGCAGGCATCAGGTCAAGGAATATCCAGTTCTCCAGATCGTTCCCCCGGCCCGGTTCGTCCGTCTTGGTGAGCTCTTCGCAGGAAACAGCGTAGGAGGGGAATTCCCCTTTGAACGCTTTGATCAGCGCTGCCTTGATCTCTTGGAAGATGTCTGCCACGCGATCCCTCCTTTACAGGTCATGGGTGCTTATAAAATCATTCAGCCATTGCTGCAGGAAGGCGGGGAGCCGATCACTCAACTCCTCCAGGGACAATTGCATCATGTGATGGCCCGGCACAAAACCTTTCCCGCCTCTCTTGCGATGGCCATACTCCACCGGCTCGGCATAGTCCACATTGGTATAGACCTCAATGTAAT